ACTCCTAACCCCCTCGGATAACTCCTTCCTTTTTCCGTGTCGGTCTTCCAACCTCTCTTAGCTCTTCCTTTTCGCCCTCTTGACCTTTCCAACGGGCAGGACGGCGAAGAGGAAGGAGCGAGGAAGTTAACCTCGGCCGGGACGTACCAGCTTGCCCCTTTCCTTAAAAATGGTTTTCCCCATGATTGCACGGCTTTTTCGACTTTCACGCGCTTTTTTTTGCAATTCCGTCATAAGTCGTTGACTGCAAGCTTAATCCTGATTTCAAAAAAAAGCGTGTTCTTTTTCTTCGCCTCGACCCGTTTTTGTGCATGTTTTTCGTCGATTTTCTTCGGAGGCTTCGCTTTGGGGGGGTCAGTTTGCGGCAGGGCGGCGGCTAGGCGGCATGCTCTTTGAGGCTGTTTGGGCCTATCCCAAGTTCGCACCGATTCCGTTGCATTTAAGCGATTGCCGGCCGATTCTTGTTGCGTGAGTGCTAGCAATCTTCATAACTCATTGATACTCTATTATACTTCGCATAACACACATAATGCAAAATAGGGCGCATTTAAGGCCAATCCCGAATATCGCACTACAAGTGGCCTAGCACGCGCCGCATATCCTCCATGAGTAATGTATAGGCCCGCCCTCTAAAAAGCCCGTGTGCGCAATCCTCGCAAGCCGTTTTTCAGGTAAATCGTAGTAATTAGAATAATTATTGAGGTTTTGCCCCCTTTAGGCCATGTTTCGGCGTTGTCCCGGCACCTCCTAGCCATGAGGGACTGACGGCCCGCCGCACCGCACCACCCCTAGGTGCTTCCTGCTTTGGAGGTCCTACAGGCGGGGGCTGGGGAAAAATCGCCGGATGTTTCGCGCTGGACAAAGAAGGTATCACCGAGCATAATGAGCAAAAAGAGATGAAGAGAAGAGGAGGAGACGTAGAGATGAACGAGAAACTAGTGAGAGAGTTGGTGGAAGAAGTGAGGGGGGAAGTGGAGCGAGGAGAAGTGAGGACGCTAGAGGAGGCATTGGCGAAGCGAGGAGTGAGTCGGAAGTTGTTTAGGGAGATGGGAGGGATAGAGGCGTGGAAGGGGGTAGGAAGAGGAAGGAGAGAAGAGGAAGAAGAGGAAGTGGAAGAAGAAGAGGAATTGGGGAAAGAGGAATTGGGGAAGTTTTTAAGTAGGGTGATAAGAGGGAGGGAGCTAGGGATGGGGGGGAAGGAGAAGATGAGTGCGGTAGGGTTGTATATGAGGTTGAAGGGGTGGGACAAGGTGAAAGAGGAGAGGGAAGAGCTGGTAGGAGAGGAGATGAGAGAGCTGCTGAAAAAAGACAAAGAAAAGGGTTGAGGAGGAGAGGAGGTGTGATAAAATAAAGAGGAGATGAGAAAAGGATTAGACGAAGTAAAGATAAGGAAAGAAGAGCAGGAATATGGCTTTTTGAGGGGAGTGAAGGAGATGGTGAGGCAGAAAGTGGAGATGGGGTTAATGCCGTGGGGGAAGAGGGTATTTTATCCGAAGATGGTATTGAGGGCGAGGCCGCAGAAGTTGAGGGATTTTTTGATAGAGGGAGAGGTATGGGAGTTGCAGGAATGGAGCAAGGATTCATTGGAGAGCAATCCGGAGCGGCATCATTTGTACGTATGTGTAGGGCGGTATTATATGGGGCTGTACTTTAAGAGTAGCAGGGGGCGAAGCATAAGGAGGAAGATAAGTTTAGGGACGACGGAGTTGAGTGAGGCGCAAGAGAGGAGGGACGAATTTTATGAGGAATGGAAAGGGAAGAGGTTGAAGTGGTATATGGCAGACGGGGCGAAATGGAACATGAAGTTGCCGGGAGTGCCGGAGGTAGGAGAGTTGAGCAAATTGGAGGCGAGAGCTAGGAAGGAGACGAAAGAGGCGGCGGTGTTGGCGATGAAGGAAGCGCGGAAGAGTTGGAAGAAAAAGAGGGAGGAGCAAGTGAGGAAGGAAGAGTATTGGGAGGCAGAGGAGAAGAGGAGCCGGAGTTTAAGGAGATGGAAATAGGAGTTAAGGAGATGGAAAAAGAAGTAGGAATAATGGTAAAGTTCAGGAAAGGAGCGGAGGGGATGGAACTGCATTTGTTTCCGAACAAGGAGGCAATGAGGAAGTGGCGTGGGGCAGACAGTGAGCAGGACGCAGAGGGGGAGTATAGGGAGTGGAGTGTGCCGCTGGAAGTGATAGAGGACTTATGGGCGGCGGCGATGGGAGAGGAATAAAAAATTAGAATAATAATAAAAAGTATGAAAATAATCGTAGACATAGGGCATGCGCGGAACACAGGAGCGCGAGGGAACGGGCTGGAAGAGCACGCAGTAAGCGAGGGGATAAGCAAAGAGTTGGTGAGGGAGTTAAAGGCGGCAGGGTATGAGGTAGTGGAGTTGGACTTTCCGCACCTTAGTAACGCGAAGGACTTGGAAGCGACGATAAAAGAGGCGAATCGGCTGGGTTCAGATATAGGAATATCGTTGCACTGCGACAGTGCAAGTCATTGGGTAGGAGGGGAAGAAGTGGCGAACCCTAAGCCGCATGGAGGGCATGTGTGCTACTATCCGGGGAGCAGTAAGGGGAGGAAGTTGGCAGAGGCGGTAGGAGTGCGTCTTAGCGGGCTATTGCCGGGGCGAGCAGAGGTAGTGGTAGGAAGGAAGGACTTGGCAGTATTGAGGCGCACAAGGCCGGTGTGGGTGTTGTGTGAGTGCGGATTTATAACGAATCCGGGAGATGCGGAGATGATGAGGAAGCACCCGGAGAAGATAGCTAGGGCGATAAGCGAAGGAGTGAAGGATTATTTGAAATATGGAAGAGGTTGATAAAGAGGGAGTTGGAGAGCTTGTTCACAGCATTGCACACGGGGACAAGTGGGAGGAGGTTGAGGACAGGAAGAGTTGTTGCGTATGGGTGATGAGGAGCAAGGACAAGTTTCTTGTGAGGGAGGGGGTATTAAAGAAATGGCCGAAAAGGGGCTGGAAGGGGCGAGCATTAAGCAAAGGAGGGAAATGCTATGCGCAATCGGCAGACAGCATATTGAAGGAGGCAGAGGTAGAATGGGAAAGGAAGCCGGAGTATGCGCACATGTACTATAGCGGGATGCTGGGAGGAAAGGCGGCGAAAGATGCGACGTGTTTTTTAGAGGAAGCCAGAGTATTTAAGATGCCATTGCCGAGGGGGAGGTATAACAGCGATGCGTGGGAGTTTGTAAGGTGCCGTCTTGTGGAGGAAGTGGTAGAGAAGCCGATGGACGACGAAATGGACATTTGGTTGAAGTACAGGAGGGACAAATGGTTTTAAGTGAAATAATAGAGTTGCTGAAAGACCCGATGTGGCGAATATCCCATTTGTATGAGATAAAATTGACGGATGGGAACATCATTCCTTATAAGCCGAGGAAGTTTCAGGAGGAGCTTCACAGGGCCTGTTACTGTGAGGGGAAGAGGAGGTTTTTAATACCTAAGAGTAGGCGGCAGGGTTGCTCTACGGCGATTGGAGTGATGATGGCTGACATGGCGGCGTTTGAGGAGGGGTGGAAGCTGGCTTTGGTGGACAGGACGTTAGGAGACGCGACGGAAAAGCTTACGGACATTGTGAGGGTAGCGTTGGACAGCTTGAAGAGGAAATTGCCTGGGATGTTCGACATAAGTTACAGCAAATCAAAGATAAACGTTAAGATGGTAGGAAGGAGGTCGAGCGAGATAGTTGGGGGTAAATATTTTCGAGGCAGTGGTCTTGGATTTGCGCACATATCCGAGCTTGGTACGATTGCGACCAGTGAGCCGAAGCGAGCTGCTGAAATCGTCAACGGCACATTCCCTGCGGCTAAGGATGGCTTTATCTTTGTGGAGACGACCGTACGAGGGGGGAAGCGAGGGGTATTCTATGAGAACGTGATGAATGCGCTAAGCGTGCCGGAGGGGAAGCGAGGTGAGAAAGATTTCCATGTAGTGTTTTTGCCGTGGTGGAGCGACGAGAATAATATATCGGAGGGGGTGGAGGAGATAACGCCAGCTACGGAGAGCTACTTTGAGACGCTTAGGAGCAAGAGCGGGATTGTCGTGACGGAGGCGCAAAAGAGGTGGTGGCAACAGGCCAAGCGGCAACATGGCGTATCAATGAATGAAGAGTACCCGTCCACTTTGGAAGAGGCTTTTGAGGTCCCTATGGAGGGGGCTATCTTGGAGGCGGTGTTGGACAGGGCCATGCAGGAGGGGGCTTTCAGGAACTTGGTTTACGATAAAACGAAGCCGTGTTATTGCACATGGGATTTGGGTGCGCCCCTGAATACGATTAACCTTGTGTTTCAGTTGGACGGCCCCTTTATTAACGTCCTTGAGCTGGACAGTGGTTTGCATGCGAGCGAGCGCGTAGCAGAGCGTGTAACGAGGCTTAAAAGCAAATATCCGACCTTACAGGCGAACTTCCTTCCGCATGACGGCGGGTATATGACGGACACAGGGATGACACAGGCGCAAATGTGGCAGGAGGCAGGGTTGCCGGGCATCCAGTTGTTGCCCAAATCGAAAGACAAATGGATTGGCATCAATTACCTTTTAGGGATGTTCAACATGTTTCGGTTTGACACCAACGGTACGAGCAAAGCGTGCAGTTACTGGTTGTCCTACAGGTGCAAGCCGGAGGTGGGAGAGGGAGGCGTGTTTAAGAATGAGATTGTACATGACAACGCATCCCATTGGGCAGACCCGTTGAGGTATGTTGCAGAGGCGAGGATGAACAACCTGTTGACGGCAGGAGTTGTAACGCAGGACAGCAAAGCCGGGATAACCTGTACCTTTGGGAAATATCATCGTGAGCAAAATGTTGGACATAACTGGAGGCGGGGGTTTGAGCATACTTGCCGCATCTGATGAGGCGTTAAGGCGTGACGCCGGCATGGGACTAAGTGAGGCATGGAAGCTTCATGAGGGAGGCGTGCGGCTTTATACCGGAAACGGTCTTGTGCTGGGCCACTATTATCGCATCGAACCGGACAATGTACGGGTATGGGGCGAGGCGTCGGAGTTCTTGAGGACAAGGCATATAGAGGAGGCGTCGGTGAGCTATGAGGAGGCCAATGGCTTCTTTTTCTTTTTAGGGGTTGGAGACTATGTTGGTTTTTTAAGGCACTTGCAATTAAGCCCGCACATGCAATTTGGTAGTGGACATAGGCACGGGAAGCTGTATGTTTACTCACGTAAGGAGTTAGACTTATATATTAAACTTAAATTAAGGAGGAGTAAATGTCAGGCGTTGGACAGGCAGTAGGAGCAGTTGTCGGGACGGTAATCGCCCCCGGTATAGGAACAGTTATAGGCTCATCTATTGGTGGGCTGGCAGACGGAGCAATCAACAAGAATAAAGACAAGGGGTCATCCGCCCCGGAAGCTCCAAAGCCCGTAGAGCAATACCAAACTCAACAGGAAGCAGTTCGTAGCAAAAATGAGGCAAACAGGCGTCGGAGTTCTTTTTCAAATACCTTTGTTGCCTCTAGAGGGATTGGAACAAGTGGCGTAGGCAAAAGCTTTTTAGGCCAATAATATGCTGTACAACAACCAGTTACCAAAGCAGAAGAGGGAACAGCTCTATTCGTATAGACAACGCTATGTGTCTAACTGGCAACGAGTTGCGGAGTACGTAGAGCCGGACCGGAGGTTTAACCTGAACGGGGCTGTGCAGGAGGCTACTCCTAACAATGAGGCCTATATTGACACCACCCTTGAGCGAGCCTTGAGGCTGAACGCAACAGGCCAGCATGAGCTTGTGATGCCCAAAGCCAGCGAATGGTTTACGTTTACTCCACAAGCTAAGGCGGCAGATGCTGACGCAGTGAGTTCTACTATTGAGGACGAGTACGCCCTGACGGCAAGGGTAGTGTCCATGTTCATGAGGAACAGCAACCTGCATACAGCCAGTGAGCTTTTCTTCTGGGACAGGGCGGCTTATGGCATTGGGGCATTTTGGGCAGAGTGGGACGCTAAGCAAAAGGGGTTTAATTTTTATTCTATACCAGTAGGAACATTCATGGTGGACAAAGACAAATTTGGCCGGATGAATATGTTTTGCTGGGACGATTGGATGAGGAACCAAGACATTGTGGCTACGTTTCCAGAGAACAACTTGCCACAAACTGTTAAGGATAAGTATATTGCAAACTCTAACAGTCCGGACAACTACCTTGTGTTCCACCTGTTGGAGCGAGTGGAGCGCACCGGAGATGAAGGGCTTGTGAGGCGAGCCAAAGGAAAAGAGTGGGTGCTTCGTTCGGTGTATGACGCTACAGGAGACGTATTGCTTGAGCAATTCTTTGAGCAATGTCCTGTTATCTGTTGCAACTGTTTTGATTTGCCTAACTCCCCATACGGATATGGGTTTGGAAAGATTTCATTGGCAGACCAGATTGAATTGGTTAATTGCCTTAAAGCTTTGGCAGAGGCGGCCCAACAGAAGATTTTCCCGCCGATGCTTGTTCCGGAAGGATTTCAGGGTAATATCGGATATGGAGCGGGCGAGGTAACGACCTTTAACCCGTTGAATATTCAGGCACGGCCCTCTCCCCTGTTTCAACAGCAATCGCAAACTACTGACTGCCAATGGCAAATCCAGCGTTTTGAGCGTGTCATCAATGAGGCGTGCGACGTTAATTTGTTTATGCCTCTGTTGAATGTGAAGGACCCGCAATATATGAAGGCCACGGTAGCGCAGATGATTGAATCCTACTCTGCCCGCATCAGCTCTACGGCATACACGAGGCTGATTGAGCAATTCTTGCGGCCATTGGTTGCCTTCTGTTACAATACTCTGGTAGCTCAAGGGTATGTTCGGCCGTTGCGTGATTATCACATCCAGTTTTGCACGCCGTTCCAGATTCTTTTGGACAGGCATCAGCCGACGCTGTTCACAGAGTTCTTACAAACGGTTGTTATCCCTCTGTCTCAAATTGACCCGACGGTTCTTGATTCATTGGATGCTGACTATATTTTCCGAAGAAGCATGCTTGATATTGGCTTGTCGCCCAAGTATTCTAGAACCCAAGCTAAGGTGGCTCAGATGCAAAAGGAAAGGGAGGCCGCCCAAAACCAAGCCAACCAGATGGCAAATGCCAAGACATTCTCCGAAGTGCAGAAGAATCTTGGCGCGGCATCCAAAGACATGAATATCATTTAATGATGAGAACAGAAGAAAAATTGGACGTAGTAATGATTACCTCTCTTTTAGGAGATGAGGTGTCGATACCCAAAGAGGTTTACGACAAAGCCAAGGAAGTATTGGATTCAGACCGGGACAAATACATCCTGTTTGTACTCAAGGCTATTGCCAGCGGAAGCAAATATAATCTTCCAGCCCCATTGAAATCCCAATTCGACGGAAACAAACTCTTCTATATTGAAGGCATTAACGCACTAATTGAAGTAATCGAAGCATTGTATGAGCGAAAACAATAACCCCTCTACGGGAGACACTACGCAGACACAGCAACCTCCGGCCCAAGAGCAGACGAAGATGCCGGGAACCATGTCATTGAACGACCCTGCCTTAAATCAAAAACCGCAGGAACAGTTCACTATTGACAAAATCGTTAATAATGACGGGACGTTTAAGGAGGGCTGGACTTCCTCTGTCGAAGGAGGGGAGAGTTTATCTAAGTACAACAATATCAATGACTTAATCAAGGGCTTCGTTAATGCGAACAAGCTCATTGGAAAGAAACAGGAACAGATTTCCCGTCCCGGAGCAGACGCTACGGACGAGCAAAGGAAAGCATGGCGTGAACACTTGGGCGTTCCGGAGAAAGCCGACGACTATCAAGTGCCTGATGAATATAAAGAGACGGTGGATGCGGAATCTTTTAAGGAGTTCGCGCATTTTGCTCACGAACACAACATCCCCGCCGATACCATGCAGGAGCTGTTGCGCTTTCAGGAAAGGTATGCGGCCAAACTTAATGAAGTAAACGCCAAGCGTATCGAAGAACAGGCGAAGGAAGCCAGGAAATATTTTCAGGCAGAGTGGGGAGGCTTGTATGAGCGCAACTTCAACTTGCTCAAAGACGGCCTTGTTCGCGCCGGAATTGACATCGAATCCCCGGAGATGTCTGGCGCATTGAACAATCCCTTCATTCTTTCTGCGCTGTTCGACAAGATTTCCAGCATGCAGGACGGAACAATGCCTGTTCCCGGCTTCATGAAATCCAGTGCCAGCGACGCAAAGGAACAAATCATGGGACTGATTAACAAGTATGGTTCCGTCAACCAGATGCCGCACGACGCAAGGGAGCTGTATCATAGGCTCTTGGCAAACAAAAATATCAAGTGGTAGTTTTGCATTGCATGCGCAAGCATTCAGTGGTATATCTACTTCTGCATTAGTGTGAGTTTTTTTACTCCGGTGTTTTGTCTCACACTAAAAAACAAAAAAAATAGTGGAGGGCTGGGTTTCTTTGTTTCTTCTTTACCAGCCCTCCATTATTTTTATTGCATTCTCGTGTCAGGCATGGCATATTACACCTGCTGTTGGGAAACAGCACAGCATTCATCAAAGGGATAAATATCGAAGAGCGATAGCATGGAGAAAATGGGGCTGGGAACGTAGTGTGATGCGTTCCCAGCTTTCTTTTTGTTGATTTTATATTATGGTTAAGCTTTCTTGAGCTTAGAGCAACCCGTTTTGGACACTTGCTTTAACAACCACATAGTTAGAGGACAGCCGTCTTCCTCATTAAACAGCCCTGCTTTAAGGACACCTGTCGAACACATTGTGACGGTGAGAACTAAAAGTATAATTGAATTATGGCAAATTACGGAAACTTCCAGACGCTTGCTGTAAACGAGTACACGCCCATGATTTATGCGGCTGTTCAGCAGATGCGTTCCCGCACGGAGCGTTTCATGAGGGTTTACGGCATGAATTCCAGACAGCGCAGGTTCCAAATCATTGACCCTGTGAACTCCACTCAAATCACCGACCTGTATGGCGCGACTAACCCGCAACAGGCCGAGTTCCGACAGAGGTGGCTTAAGACGAAAATCTTTAAGTCCACTCATGAAATTTCCCGCACGGAAATGCAACAGGCTGGAACCATTGATTCCCCTCTGCCCCGTATCGTTGACGCCGAACGCATGGAAATGCAACGCCGTCGCGACATGGTTGCGGTTGAAGGCCTCATTGGCACGGCATGGACTGGTGAGAACGGGGACATCCCTGTGACGTTTAACGAAAAGGCAAACACTATCCCTCTGGGATATGTGCGGACTGGCACTTACGTTGCGTCCGGTCTGACCTTTGACAAGATTGTGCGGGCCAAGACTATCTTCGGCATGCGCAACGTGCTTGGTCAGGATGTGGAACGTCAGGACTTGGGCGGCCCCGAAATGGTGATTCTGTGTACGCATGAAGAACTGGCTGCTCTGTACGGCATCAAGGAATTCACGAATATCCTTTACTCCGACCAGCGTCCGATTGCCAGCGGCTACATTGACAACGTGCTTGGCGTGCGTTTCATTGCGCTGACTGCGGACATGCTTCCGTTCGGTTCCCGTCCGCTTGGTACTGCGGCCGACCCGACCGCTGGTACATCCACGGCGAATGTGCGAACCCTCATTGCCTTCACGATGAACTCTGTTGCGTTTGGCGTGCTGGAAGAGCTGTTCGTGCGAATCGAAGAGCTTCCGACCAACCAGTATGTATGGCAGACCTACTCTGAAATCGCAATGGGCGCGACCCGAATCGAAGACAAGGGTGTGCTCAAGATTGACGTGGCGGGTTCTTCCGGCAACTTCTAATCCAACATAGAAAGGCAAAAAAGTTATGGCAGAATATCCTTCTGTAGCAAAAGCGCAGGTTGAAGCCGGGATGCCTCCGTATTTGAGTGCACAGCTTCAACGAGGACAGGTCTTGAAAAAGACGATTGTGTACAAGGCAGGGGCTACTGCAACCCCTGCGTCTTCGACGATTGTTGACCTTCCCCTTCCTCCGGGAGTGGTGATTGACGTTTCCTCAATCGCTCTGACGCATGACGGGGTGGGTGCGGGTACTTACACCATTGAACTGTATATCGCAGATAAGCAGGGCAACTTGGTAGACAACTGTGGAGACATTCTCGCACTAACTGCCACGGCAACAATTGGTGAAATCGTTCGCGCAAGCGTCGCCGCCAACGCCGCGCCTTGGATTCTTTGTGACCCGGCGCAGTGGGTAGTAGATAACGGAGTCGAAGTCAACGGTGTGGCCATAACATACGAACTTCTCAAAGAGAAGTATCAGTTTGTTTTGTGCATCAAGAACAGCGCCGCTGTAGCCGCAAACAAAACGCTGTCCATTATCATGGACTTAGTTATCCCCTAATCTGAAAAAACAATGACTGACCTAGATATTGCTAATTATGCCTTGGGGTTGTTAGGCCAATACAAAATCCAAAGCTACCCGGAAACGGGGAAAAAGTCAGTAGAAGGTCAGGCATTAGAGGCATATCTTCCATTCGCTATTCAAGATGTCATGATTGATGGCGAATGGAACTTCGCCCGGAAAAGGGTAATCATTGAGCCGTCACCCACAGAGGTGGCGGCCTTTGGTTATCACAATGCTTTCCCGAAGCCTGACGACTTGGTGACAATCATATCCGTGAATGGAGAGCCTTGGAATATTCAGGCGCAGTTTGTGCAGATTGAGGGAGAGTATATCTTGGCAAACGTTGACCAGTTAAGGCTGGTTTACATTGCCTCACCTACGGATGGCATAACGCTTCAAGGGATTCCAGACCAGTTAAAACCATTGGTAGGGATTCGATGGGCCTATCTTATCTGTGTTCGGATTACCAACAACATTGAGTTGTACAACATGATAGCGGACATGTACCAGAGGGAATTGCACCGAATGCGTGATAATGACTTCATCAACAACACGGGTGGACGCTACAATTACCGCAACAAGCTCATGAGCCAGTCCACTTGGGGCCGCTATCCATTTGGAACGACCGCCCCATATCACGGTTCTCCCACTTACATCCCAGACTAACCTAAAATTCATTCAGCTATATGGCTACAAATTCCCGGCAGTTTCAAATGCAACTCAACTTTAACGGGGGGCAAGTTTCCGAAAACTTCACTCCACGAGTTGACATGCAGAAATACCAGACAAGTTGCTCTGTGATGAGAAACTTCATTCCCAGACAGTTCGGCATGTTAAAGAGGCGTCCGGGATTTGGTGTTGTTGACAGCTTTAAAAATCCTTTTCGGATATTAAAATTCCCTTGTACCAACAACGAGGAATATATTGTCTGCGTACACTCTGACAACAAATATGAGAGCGGAGGATGCAAGCCATTTGCGACCATTTATCAATGCGGATATTTTGGAGACCAGACTAGAAGGTGGGAAGTAAATCTTGATATAGACCCCGTATTCATGCCGGGGGTTAATGGCTGGACTGCGGACAGTTCTTCTGAAAGGCATGGTAGGTTTTGGGATACGGACTTAGCTAAAATCAAATATGTATCTCAAAACGATAAGATGTGGATAGTGCATCCTGATTTCTTCCCTCTGGAATTAACAAGGACGGCGAAGCCAGCACAACTTCCGCAGACGTCGATGGCAGAGGACAAGTATGTTGTTGAGTTTGACACCCCCTCAAACACGAATCTTTCCACAAAAAACTCTTTGTGTTTTGGTTTGTATGGCGTTAATAGGCTAAATGCAAAAACACAACCTTTCTTTACCTTAAACTTTAAGGACAACAAATCTATTGCTTTTGGTTTTAGCGGTAGTGGCGCCGATACGAAGTGGGCTATAACTACTTCGGATGGAGTTGTACATCAACTGGAAAACATTGGCGTTAGCTCTGACCAGACTGTAGATTTTAGCGATTTCAATAAAAACATACCTATCAACATTTATTGCTTCCTGACGTGGCGAGGAAACAAGCTTTACGCAAGCATAGGATGTAATAACAGTTATGGAACGTTAGGCCTCTATAAGTATTCCTCCTCCGAAGTCGAGGTTGATTCTTCTTTGGGCAACTTGTTAAGTTTTGTTATTGGGGGAACTCCGGGGAGTTCGACCGATGCTCAATCTTATGTTTCTTTCAAAGAAACCTTTAGTGCTGGTTCAGATTTTAGCGGCATTGGGATTAAAGTGAATTTTGGACAAGGAGATGTGCCTGATAAAAGCTTTAATAACAACGACCATAGGACGTCGCTAATAATGGCTCAAATGTTTGGAGACACTTCGAGTGTGTTCAAGCTTAATGATTATCAAATCCAGCAATACAATAATTCCGTTTTCCCCATTAAGCGGATATACGAGAGCGGCACAAATATTTACACGGAAGAATCTGTCATTGAGTTCAAGTTGACGACGATGGACTTTCTGACTTATCCGAAGAGCGACGACTACTATATCAACACCAAGAATCAGTCGAGCAATCCGGATAGCCCTATGTTTTGCCGCAACCACGAGACATACCCGGATATTCCGTATTATGTGTTCGAGGATAACGATGTAGCATTTAATACTATTAACGCCGTATTCGGTGACAGGTTTTTCCTCTCTGATGGATCTGTCTCACAAATTATCGGGAATGACGGAACGCAAATAGCGGAATGGCTCAAAGACTATACGCCCGGAGATGTTGTCATTGGTTCTTGCCTGATGAACAAGACAGATGGGGTATTGAATGGTAATATCTACAATTTTAGTACTGGCTCTAATGTAGGAATCCCCATTAACTTTTTCCGCATGGCTAATATTGTGTGCCGATACGTGCGAGGCGACTGGACGCTTAGCACCGATGCGGAAGTCGCCACAAGTAAAGGCTGTTTAGTAAGCTATATTGAAAACAATAAAGTTTTCTCCGGTTATCCTAATGGCGGTGGGTACACAATTTTCCGTGTAAACAATAACTGGTTCTCACAACCTAGAAAACTTAGAATGTCCGGAAGCGATACTCCGGGAGTTTTTATAGGTCTTGTTTACATTGGCGAGAATGGGACGGTAATAACAGATACAGGAGATGCAGGACAATCCATTGAGGTGGATAATAGCGGAGGAGCTTACCATACAGACATCCCCTTCTCTGTGTGGCCTAATCAGAAAAGGCTCACATCCACCACTACTGATGCGACGGTATTCCAGAACCTGACCATTATGCCGTTGATGTATGCTCCTGTGCTGAATGGTATATTTAAAACTTTTGAATCTAATTATGGTAGAGGAAATTATCAGCTAACCCAAACCTCTATTAGTGGCACAAATTACTATTCGGCTAAATTCAATGACTTGGTGAAGTGCGCCTTTTCTGTAGAAAAAGGCTATCCTTCCTGCATAGCGTTGCGTAATGGGCGGCTGATATTAGCTTCAACTAAGGCCCAGCCCCAAACAATATGGGCTTCCCGTGTTGACAGGTATAATGAGTTCTCTGTGGACGACATGGCAGATTCCGGCTGGGATTTGACGATAGGCGCGAACCAGAGCCAAAAGATTCAATGGTTGTCTTCCTCTAAGGATTTGATAGTAGGAACAGACATTGGCGAATGGGTGCTGAACGACAGCGACTCAAGCAATCCTGTACCCATTATTAAAGAGCAATCCAGATGGGGTTCTTCTGTGGCGCAAGGGGAACTGATGACGGAGAGCCTGTTCTTTATTCCTAGGGACACAAAAGGAGTTATTCAGTCTATCTACTCCTTCCAGATTGACGGTTATACCTCCGAGGATGTGACCATCATGATATCAGATTTGTTTGACAGTGGGATTACGTCACACTCTATCCAAAAAGACCCTGACCCTATCTGGTGGGGAAGTACAGGCGACGGAAGGCTTTTAGGCTTCCTTTACAACAGAGGTCAAGACATCAATGGTTGGTTCCAATGCGACATTCAAGGATGCGACATAAATCAGGTTTGCTGTTACAATAATCCTGTAAAGGGGGAAGAAGGGCTAGTAGTTTCTGTTGAGGGAGAGAGTAAAAATAATTTAGTAAATGCCAATCAATATTTTGTAGCGTTCATGGAGGAAAGTAATCCCTGTGTAGATTTATTCTCCACCGGGAACACGACCGACACGGATGCCGGGAATGCGGGAGGATTTGACCCTATGTCATGGGATTTATTCTCCACCGGGAACACGACCGACACGGATGCTCTTAACACAATACTAGTCAATGGCTACTTCAAAGAAACAACCAGCACGGAACAAATTACGATTCAAACAAAATCAAGTGAAACTCAATCCTTTATTTCAAGATTTTCTTTTTCCTTCAATGAGGCTTCTATTTTTAACAATCCGGCGACTAGCGGTAGCTCTGTTGAAGTAACAGCATTCCTTTTTGAGAACCAACATGACCATTCTCTAGGCCAATTAACCAAGGGGCCGTTTTATTTGTTTGTGTACGATTCAGAGACACAAGCATTATTAGCTCGCTCAACCAACTCGGTAGAGCTTCCTGACAACAAGAACCAGCTTCCTTTGCTTGAGTTCCTGTTTAGTGGCTTAACTGTAAACGCTAACCAGAAAATAAAGGTTTTCTTCTCAAGAAACGAATCAGCCGCCTTTGAGGGGAATGAAGAAATATTACAGGTTTCCTGTTTTAGTGATTCTACCCACGAGACGGAATACGGATACTTCCCGTACATGGACGTCAGAACAACCGTATTGAACTCCAAGATTGAGTATGATGACACCAAGCCTGTTTATCTAGATGTCATATCGGCAGTTAGTGGAACGACAACAGGTTATTGCTTTAGCGGAAATTCGATAAACAATAATTATTCTTATTATCAACAGGCACAAGAAGGGGAGGGCTTGTTCTCCGATAGCAAAATTGTATTCAACGTTGAATCCGAAATTGCATCCTATATAACACAACCGGGTTATGATGGTTTTATTATGCCGCCGTTAGGGCTACAATCCATTTTCCCGAACTTCACTTTTGGGCTTCACATCTTTTCAGAGTTCGTGTCGATGCCGATGGGGAATGCTAACAATTACGTCATCCCTGCCACTACCACTAAGATTAGCCAACTTAGGTATCAAGTGTCACGAGACGAAAGCAACGACTTGATTCCTTCTGACGAATTCCTTAACGAATATGGACTTGAGTATGGAGCACCGAGGATTCAAGCGACAGTGCAAGCTTTAGATTACGATGCTCCTTTAGCTATGGAAAAGAACAACTCCTTGTCTGTATCTACAAACTTGATTAACGGGCGAGGACATGTTGTATTGAGTGGGCAAAGTTCTACTGATACAAGGCTGTACTTTTCTTTGGATGATGCTAAAAAGGTAAACATATTAGCGGCATACATTTTATATGACTCCACTCTCGTTATCTAATACTATGGGGCTTACTAGTGATGGGCTTCTTCCTATCACTGGCTTTCCGTCATGGATGTGGGGAAGCGGATTTCTTAACGACCAGTTAAACAACATCCCGGAAATTGCAGAACCCGCCTATAATGAGTTGTGGACAGACCCCACGACAGGAGTAACTAATGCTCTCCTGCCTTCGATAAGAAGTGATTCTTATCTTGATGGGATATATGACACGGACTATCAGACGGGCTATCCGGAGATGCCGCAACCTCCGACATACAACCCTAACACAAGTTATTTACCGTCAGCATCTTCTGCAAACATCTGGCAAGAGAAATCCAGCCCAAACAAAATAGGCTGGGATGACACCTTCGATGGATTTGGGTTTAACTCTACTACGCTAAAGGGGTTCGGAAGTGTCCTTTCGGATATTTCTTCTTCGTTTAGCAAGAAGAGAGAGTATGCCAATTATGTTGCCAGTTATGAAAATCAGGCGCAGGCTTTAAGGAATCAGGCAGAATCAGCCTATAAGATTGCGGGAATAAATATGTCTCGCCTTAGAGGCAATCAGGCGAAATATCTGGCACAGCAACAGGTGTCTGCGGTGCGTACAGGGTTCGCCCCCACATCAGGTTCTATTAGTGCTGTGCAGAAAGCGACGATGAGCCAGTTCGAGCAACAAATAGGAGACGCTTGGTTGGAGGCAGAGCAGAGGAGGCAGAACACCATGTATCAAGCGAGCGTTGCGGATTGGCGTGCAAGTCAGGCTAGGCAAGCCAGCAAGAGGAGTTCTAAGGGGTTCCTCGGTTCTTTGATTGGTTCGGGAGTTGGCGCCTATTTTGGCGGCCCGACAGGCATGGCTATTGGCTCTAAAATAGGCACATCATTAAACGGGTTATTCTAAATGGCGACCAACGACACAAGAGATATTAGGCTGGGTGTTACCGGTTCGAATAAGGAGGGGTTGCTTCCTTCTCCGTCTAACAGGTACTTGCGCTCTACTTACGATACGGCGAGATATGTTCCTATCGGCAACGAGTTTGACAAGGAAAGCCGGGAAAGGGAGCTGGGTAATCTAGGAGAAGGTTTGTCCCTATGGGCCAAAGCACAGGCCGAGGTGGAGACGACTAACGACAGTATCCAGTCGAGGCGCATGGCGGCAGAGTTCATGGAAGCCTCAACGCAGGTTTTCAACCAGTTGCAAAACGACCCAAGCACGATGAACAACCCTGCCGTGTGGCTGGACGTGTACACGGAGGAAATGACATCAAGGATTGCGGAGATAAATAATAATTATTCTAAATCTTTTTATGTTGGTCGCAATCAACTCATGTCTAACGAGCAACTTAATTTGCTGTTAAAAAAGGAGAAGAATAATGTGGCCCTGATGGCGGCAGACCGGGTATCAAAAATGGCTGCTGACGAGACAAACGCCTCCCTGAAAGTGGCAATAGCTAACAGGGATTTCGGACTGGCTAAGGAGATAAACCAAAGCCCTTACCTAACGCCTGCCCAAAAGATTCTAAATGAGAATGAAATCACGGGTGCTCAAACACAGGACATAATTCAACAGTCAGTTTTGAGAGACCCGTGGAGCGTTGTAGAGGAAGTGAACAGGGATGGAGCTGTACAACGTCGAGAACTCACCTATGAACAACAGCAGTACGCAATGAATCAAGCGCAGGGACAGATAAGCATGATTCAAAAGCAATCGTACGATTCTCTTGTACAGAAGTTTTTGTTTAACCCGGAAGAGTTTGACTTGAACGTGGCAAACAAGTTGCTGAAAAACAACCATTTGACTACCCAGCAATACGTTAATCTTCTGAACATGAAGAAAAACATGAGTGCCAAGGTAGAGCCGACGCCAATGCAGTTTAAAGCAATGTCGGAATGGGCAACGAAGCTGTCAGAGGGATATGCCAAGGAATCTCCCGAAGGTAAAGCAAACATCCTCTCGCAAGCCGAACGTCTTTTTGACAGCATGAATTTCAGCACCAGCGACAAGAATGCTCTGGTTAAACTGGTTACGCAAAAGATTTCCCCGGAAACATTCAGTCAGGCAGACAAGCTGGTAGAGCAATTCTGGAATAATGGACAGTTGCCCTTAACAACAACGGCCGATTATACCGGAACGCAAGGTGGGAAAACTCCGATTTATTTAACGGAGGAAGAATTCAATACACAGTTCAAGGAACGCAAGAATCAATTCTTCCTAGATAAAAGCAGAACATATCTTGACCCTAAGACAGCAAAAGACCGGTTTGCTGTGATGGAGTATGTGCCACATGGGTCAAATTTATTTTTACAAGAGAAAATAAAAAGCGAAGTTCGTTCTCTCCTCTCGGACAAAATCGCGGAATATCGCGCAGAAAATGAAGGTAAATCTCCTAGTGGAGAACAGATGTACAGTTTGATTTTTCAAGCGCAGGAAGAAGCTTTTTCTTCAAACAATATTAGCGGCATAGACCCACTGGCTTCTACTTCTATTTTTCCGACAGGGCAACAGTCAGAAAATGATGAGAGGAAGGCGACATTTGTACCAGTAAAAATTAACGGATTTTACCCTAATGTCGGGCTTCCTTTGGTAGATATACCCGAGAATGATAAATTCGTTCTCCTATCTTCGAATAATGCTTTTGTGACCAGCGATAAAAACCCTTTTTCATTGTTAAGACAGGGAGGTGGAATGCCGATTGGATATGTAACGTTTGACCAGTCATATCTAGAAAAACCCTCGGAAGGGATGCAAGAAGTTATTGCGAGAAGAAATGCCAAAGCTATTGCTGAAAAGGCAGGTCTGGCGGCGCAGAGTGAGCAAGCCGTATATTGTGCTTTAATTGCATACTGGAACAGCTTATAAGACATTTATGCCTGATACATTAGACCCATTAAACTTGGCTACACCTCCGACAGATAGCATACCTATTGGAGGTGATGCTTTAGAGGTACAGGCACAACAGGAAATGCAAGAGCAAATCGCAAATGAGGCTCAAGGCGTTTCTAATGGTGTTAATGAGGGGGCATGGGCAGAAAGGGCGTTAAGCCAGAAGCGGAAACTGCGTTCTGACTTGGATGAGTATTTGAAGCTTCAATCACAAGCCACGCCGGATGATTCGCCCGAGTTTTTAGAGGCTCTTAACGAACGTCGTAACCAACTAATCAATAGTGGCATAGACCCCGAATACGAAAAGTATCGTGAACAGATTAAAAGAAATGAAGATATTGTTTATGCCGTAACTCGTTATATCAATCCTACCACTGGCTTGTTTGGAGAAGTACCGGCGCAAGATGTAGAAAACAATAATCTTGAAAAAGTTCTTACAGCTCAACAGATTAAAGCGTTTAATACATCTCCTCCATTCATGCAGGATAAATACGTATTTAATCGGATTGTTGAGAATTTTTTCCCCAACATAAAGGTTGACCAAGGAGTTGCTCTTGAGCTTTTAAAAAAACACTACAACACTGATTCTATGCACGGAGTTGTATCAAAATATGCCCAAGAACTCCAACGGAACAAGGAAGAGGAGATCGCTTATAATGAAGCGTCTACGAGGTTTTTTGATTCTTTTATTGAGAGTGGCGGCGATTATCAGAAAGCAATCGACAGCTTGGAAGGCAATCTGAACCTGTATGCGGAAAACATTTTCAACCAAGAACCTGCGCTTAAATACATTTATCAGCGTGCTTATAACGCCGTCTCATGGATTAAAGACGAATACATAGAGAGAGGCGAGCTGGATTGGAATAAAATGGCAGACAGCTTATTGAAGCTGGGTGAAGGAGAAGCGTTCTCATTGGCAGTCCAGATGCTTCCCTACATGTTGCCTAAAGACAACAGGACATGGCTTGTACAGGCGATTGACGATACAGCTTCTGATATTAGCGGATTAACGAGGCTGATGCTTTCCGGTGGAGGAGATAATGCCAAAGCCGAACGTCTTGCTTTGGCTATCCAGCAGGAGTATAGGATGGGACGCGACTATCCTACTTCATGGGTCGGAAGGTTCTTTAAGGGTGCTGTTGAACAAGTACCTAAAATCACAGCAGTAACTGCCAGCACTATTGGGGCAACGGCGGCGTCAGGAGGCAATCCGTTGGTTGGGTGGTCAACAGCTACAGCAGTAGGGTCTATGGTTTATGGTTCAACTGTAGCATTGGAGGCATATAGAACAAACTCATCTAAAGCTGGTTCTGTAGCGTATGGTTTATCGGTTGGAGCCTTAGAGGGTTTACTGGAAAACGCAGTAATAAAGATGGGCGCGTTAGCGGCCAAGGGGGCCAAATCTGTTGAAGTGGGAAGCAAGTTAGCAACCACATACAACAAATTGCCCGGAACCGTAAGAGCCGCCGGGGCAGGTGCGCTTTCGGAATATGTACAGGAAGTGCTAGCGGACCCTATTTATGTAGGCTTGGAAAATGTGATGCGCTCTGCCGGGTTTGACCTCACCCAACAAAACACCTTGAGCAACTGGTGGGAGACTTTAGATTTAACACAACCAGAACTTTTAGGGGCTACTGTGTTGCTTGGTGGCTCATTAGGGGCCGTAGGAGGTTATCAGGCAAATCACCTTATCAATAGAGTGGGAAGAAGCGCAGAAGCTCTTACAGCCTTAGGAATTCCACCTACGGAAGCAACAGCTATTGCCAATATGCCAGACGGGAAAGAGCGCACCAATCGTCTGACGGCGGCTCTTCGAGACAACAAGGTAAGTTCTGATGTCCAGATAACACATCAACAGGCAGGAGTATTCCTGAACTTTTTAGCGAAGAACGCAGAAAGGTTTAAGGATGTGGAACTTATGCCCAACATCACTGATAATGGTGATGGAACCTTTAATGTTATCGAGAAAGACCCGGTAAGCGGTGCAGAAAAGACAACGACTGTTACAGATGAAATTGCTGGCACATTCATGTCTCAAGCGTTGCAGTCTAATCCGGGATTCATCAGGGCGTTAAATATTTTCGCACAGGAAGAGATAGAAGCAAGTGTTGGGAAAGACGCAAAGATAAAAAGCTATACTCCTGACGAATTGCGAGAAAAAATCCAGTCCGCAGAAAACAACAATGCGACCATAGCAAGGCTTAGGGCTTTGGCTGTAATTAACCAAGACCCTGACTTGTTACAGAGCTTTCGAGAAGGGAAAGTAAGTATAGAAGATGTAGCAAATGAGCTGGAAATTGTATCTGCATATAGAGATGGGACGATTGCTGTTGCGAGGGGTGAAGCGAATCCTCTCAATATTCTCGAAGAAATAATTCATGCCCGCGCAATATCTGATTTGGAGAGCGGCGTTATTTCCAGAGACGTCATTGAAACACAGGTAAGGAATTACTTGGAATTCTTGGGCCGCAGTAGCGAAGAAATAGGGGACTTGAGCAATGATATTCTGTTGCAGGAGCATCTTGCCAATATGGGGAAAGCTTTAGCTACAACGCCAGAGTTGTTTTCCTCAATGCCGGGGAATGTTCAGACAATTTTGGAGTGGCAGAAAGACGCCATTGCGGAAGTCGGAAATATTTTTGAAGAAGGCAATCTGATAAGAGAAGCCATTGAGCAGGGAGTTGTCTCTTCCGATTTTGTTAAATGGTCTAAATCGTTGGCGACAATGGCCGAGCGTCGTGATGGACAGGACGTTGGCGAGCTTATCAATGGAGCAACGGGCGAAAACATTTTGCCGATGGGAAAAACTCTTCCTTCTGCGAGAAGGAGAGGAACAATAGACGTAACTCCCTCTATTAAAACCATTAACGAAGCTATCAAGAGTATTATTGGAGGGACATCGGAAAAGTCGGTTGGACAGCTTCATAAATTGCAGAGAAGCATGACCAAGCTTTCCGAAAGGTTTTCACAAGGCAAGCTAACAGAGAGGGGCCAGCAGAAAGCATTGCTGAACTCTGTCCTCTCTATCGCTAATGCTATGGCTTCGGGGAGCCGGAAGTTTATTTCTAACCAACTTGCTGACAGGCTGGCTAATCCGAAAAGCAATGAGGCCTTCAATGCGGACATGAAAACAGCTCTTGATGCGACCGTTAGAGCGTTGAATGAAAGGGCAGAGGAAGCAAGCCGAAAGCAACTGGAACGTCTTATTCAGGACGAAATAAAGAGGCGTGTTGAACAAGCTGACGCTAAAGCTAAGAAGGATTTCAGCAGGGAAATGAAGTTCCTGCGTAGTCTTATCTCGAAAGAAATCCGCAAGGACATTAAGGAAGAAAGAGCAGAGGCGGCGGCAGAGAAGAAGCTTGCTACTAAAAGCATAGAGAGCTTGCGGAGGTTAGCGGAAAATGCCTTCAAAGACACTAAAGGACGTTCGCGTTCTTTAGACGCACAAGCTAGAGAGGAAACTATGGACGCTCTGACGGTTATGGCTATGTCTCCCGAAGAGGTTGCAGTCCAGCTGGAAACCTTGGATAGCACCATAGATGAGCTTCAAAACCAGAAGGCATCAGAAGAGAATGCTCTAGAGTTGGAAAACTTGGAAAACCAAAAGAACCTCCTCGAGGTATTTGGGAGTGCGTTGTATCGGGAAAGGATGCCCAACGGAAGGTACAAATACGCACTTAATGCTCAACAGCTCGCAGAAGCGGTTAAGACACTGAAAGAGCTACAGCGAGAAGGACGGCTTCGGAGAAAGAAAGTTAATGAGCAGATTGAGCGTTTCTATAACAAATTCAACGCAGTCATCAACGAGCGGGTAGGAGGGGAGAATAATCGTGATGCCCTTAGAAAGGCTGTATTGGAGCGAGACCAAAGAGGCACAGGCTTTTTGGATAGAATCTTTACAGGATTCATGAGCCTTCAACAGCTCCTTGAAGTTCTCTCTTCGATGAAAGACTTTAAGGATATAGGAACGTTCTTGCAAAATAATGTTCAATACGCAGAACAACAGCGAGGAGTAGAGAAGGAAAAGGCTACGTCTCATGCCGTTCGTATCATGCGGGGAATGATGGAGAGAGCGGGGCAGAATTCGCCTAGGTATTTTGACCAGCTTTCCACCAAAACCATATCCTTCATGGGCCACGAATTAACCAAGTATGGCCTAGTCAAAGTCTATCAGACGTTAAGGGAAAAGGACGGCTTAGACGTATTGCGGGAAAACCTTGGCAACAAGGGCATGGATTTTGGCAATTATCGAAAATATCAGCAAGAGCTTGAGGCCTTAAACAAAGGCCTTGCTGATGGCTCCTTAACCTCCGAAGAGTATGACGCCAAGGCAGAAGTTGTTGAAAACGAATACCTTGAGAGAAAAGAAAAGGATATTTCCAAGCTTTTGGAAATCCTTGGTCCGGACGGTCTGTATTTAGCGGACGAACTGCAAAACCTGTATCGAGAAAAAGGTGAGAAGCTTCGGGCGTTCATGGCAGAGAACTATGGACAAACGGTAATTCTAGATGACTACTATACGCCCCGTAACATCGCGGCTTACAACACCATGCAAGAAGGCGACATGGAAAGTTACAGCAAGGGCCACATTTCAAGAACAGGATTACCCTCTTACGCGAAGCATAGAAACACGCCGTCTTCCGCAGCCTTGTCTTTGGAGATAAACCCTCTTGGAGAGTATCTTCGGTACAGCTCTATCATGGAAGGGTGGATGACAGCCTACGAACTAGTCAACTTCAACAACCGAGTTTGGGCTAATCCTACCACCAACGCACAGTTACAGAAATTATTAGGCCCTGCCAATTATGAGACGGCCAATAAAGACCTTTATTACTTCATCAATGAAGGCCGTGTGTATGCGCAAAAGAGTGTGTTGGCAGAGGTGATGGGGAAAGTGTTTCAAGTGTTAGCTAAGACTAGGATTGCCTTCTCTTTAGCTTCTTTGGTGCGCTCTGGGGCGGCTATATTCAACCCTATTGTTGGAAGCAATTTCTCATCAATGGAAATCATTAGAGGGATTTCGGAAGTAGTTTCTGGGAACTATAAGGGATTCACTCTTGAAGAGCTTAGGGACTTGGAAGCCATGAAGGAGCGTACCTACCGGAATTGGGAAGACCGTGTGCTGGCTGAAAAAGCATTAAGCGTTCCTCTGAAAAAACAAGCGCAATGGGGATATTGGCAGGAAATAGGGATGAGCGGTTTGATTGGCTTTGACTGGTGGAGTATTACTTTTGCGAACAAGCTAGCTTCCCACATGCTTGCAAAGCGTGGTTTGTCACATGAACAGATAAGGTGGGAGCTTAATAAGAATATCTATCAGACAGCACAGCCTTTATCAACTTCGGCCAAAGCTTCGCACTTGTTAGGCGGTAGTGCTTTTGAGGCATCCCAATTCTTATTCCTTTCCGACGTAATGAACAAATTCGGCATGGTTGTAATGCAGGGCAAAAAGGGCGATTGGCTAGCCGCATTCCGAGTTTATACTATTGCGGCTATAGCTAATGGCCTTTTCAATGGTTTGGCAACTGCTTTGTTTGGAGACAAGGATAAAGAGGATGAATTTCTGGACAACCTCTTCTTCACAGCCGTCCTAAGCCCGATAGTTTCAGTCCCGATGTTTGGAGGCTTTGCGGAATGGGTATTGTCCGAATTGAGCGGAAAACAATATTCGCTTGGACGGGCTGACATGGCTGACCTTTCAAGCACGATTCAGAACCTAGTCAGAAGTATTGTAAAAACATACGAAACAGTTTCAGAGAAATGGGATAAGGAAGGAGCTTTGACTTTCAATGATTACGCCGATATGGTTTCTTACTTAGGAAAGAACATTGGTAGTGTGGCGACTGTTTCAACCGCTTTTGGTTCTTCTGGACAGAGCGTAACTAAATCTCTGGAAATGGTGGGCGCATTGTCGAATGCCCTTTCTCAAGTGAAGACGACCGCTCAAAAGGCACTCCCGGAGCCAATCAACCCGCTTTATACGGAGAAGGAGGAAATGAAGGAAAGAGCGCGACAGCTCAAGAAAGCTAAGAGAGAAGCGAAGAGGGAGAACGGCGAGCGTTCGGCCACGTATAGAAAACTTTCTAGGGAATTAAGACAAATAAACAAACTACTCAAGATTAGAGGCTGGGAGGACTAGCCAACAATCTTTAACCAAACCAACATTACAGGCAATGGCTACAAAAAAAAAGACAACCGCCCGTACAACCGGGCTAACTGGAAATCAGTTTGCTAGCGTTGAGCAAGGCCGTTCTTATGTTCTATCAGTACACTCTCCCTCTGGCGCAGGAGAGATAGAACTATTGGCGGCCGATAGCGACCAACAGAGCGATCCGGATATGTTTAGCATGCTTTACGAGAAAATTGAAACAGCTAGGCAAATCCCGTTTGTTGCAATTTCTCCCTTTGTTTTTGTAAACGTGGGGAGTAGCGATGTACAATGGCTGGTTACTCCGGCAAATTTTAGTATCGCCGTCCCCGGTGCGTCGTCCGGCGGCGGCTCAAGCTTTGACCCCGCCTCTGACCAAGACATTACCGGGAATTGGACTTTTAAAAAGCCGATTGAAGTTGCAACTCCTTTTTTATCAACTCAAGCCACTAATAAGCAATATGTGGATGAGGAGTTAGAAAAATATGTGACACTTGATACGGAGCAAACGCTCCAAGGCGTAAAAAATTTTGAAGGAAATATAGGCGTCCGGACTATTTCCACCGATATTACCTATAACCTTCCTACCGATAAAACAATAATATGGACATTACATGGTAATACTGGGGATATGCGGATGTATATGTACAATTCTACCTTATTACTTGGTATTCAACCATCCGCTACAGGCGGCGGTCTTGATGTCGCCAACAATGGAAATGTCACTTGTGAAAATTCTCTTACTGTTAGAGGGAACGCATTTTTAACCGCTTTGTATGTGTCCAATAAAACAACGTTTAACGGTAACGTTGTTATAACTGGGAGTAATAGGATTACAAGTTCTATTATCAGCCAAAAAGATTTGACTGATACAATGATTGCTCCTGTGGGCACAAATGACCAAAGATATATCAAATATCTTTCAATGACGGAAGCGGAGTATAAAGCTCTTGGCGAAAAAGCAAACAACTGTATTTACTATCTAACCGACAAATCTATGTGGGCTATCGGTGACAAGGAAATTGTCACGTCGGATATGCCTGCGTAATAGCCCCCTCTCCCGATTTCGGGGGGGGGGCATAACTCTTTTATAATCAATAGCAATGTACTTATATAATACAACAATCCAATCAGCTAAATTAGCCACAGGCAGTCCTGTTGCTGTGACACTCCCAGAAGATGCTCCAGAGGGCATGTATGAAATACGCTTCATTAGTGCAACACCAACAGGAACTAATCTATCTGTGCAGCCGTCCGAGTTTCGTGTGAAAGTAACTTCCTCTAATCCTTCAGGAACGCAGCTTGCAAATACTGCGACGGCCCTCGGAAAAAGCAATCTCATTATTTATGAGGACGAAAACGGAAGTCTAAAGAAAGTTGTTCCCTCCATGGGAATGCTATATAAAATCCCTGCAAATTGTACTGTTGTGTCTGCTCAACAGTACATGTATCACGTTCAAGGAGGCTCTGATAAAGTTTCTTTTTCAATGCCTTCAATCGCAGAAGAGGTAACTCCCAATTCTGTGAATATTACATTTATTCAAATAGCCTAATATAATTTTCGTTATGATGGCGGTAATATTTTTTCAAGATGTTGGTAAATATGATAAAGCCACATTTGTTTGTCTTCAACACAGCGACTGTCGAGACAAGACCCCAGAAGATTTGCCGGAGGATAAGCAAAAAGTATGGGAAAAACTCAAACAGGAACTCGCCTCATTAAAAGAGGATTGGATTGTCACGGAAGCTGCGCTTTCCCCGAGCGTTGATGACCCGTCAGAAACTGTAGATATAACAGTTTCTGCTAGACACACCTCAATAAAACTTTCTGACCCTCGCGTACCTATAAAAATTTTCACGTCACGCGAGATTCCTGCTCTAAAAAAGAAAGACAAGGATTTGATGGAGTTCTTAAAATGGATAGCAGAAACAAAGTTAGAATAAATACTCGACATGAACAACACTTCATCCTAGTATACCAACAGTTGCTATTCCGGTAGCCACTGTATATAGGTGTTTCAATGTCATAAAGACAGGGCCTCCGTTAAAAGCGGGGGTCCTGTTTTTTATGCGTGTTCGAGCAACTTGTAAGCTTTCCTTACAAGTTCGATGAACTGTAAAGAAAAACTTTACAGTTGACCAAGGGAACAGGATTTGGTCTAATGCTCTTGGAAGAATTCTTTTCTTCTTTCGTTGTGCATATTCGAGCGGAGCAGCTTCGGGGTTTTTTCTCATGTTTTACCCGAAGCTGCTCTTCTTTTTTGTCTTGAAACAGGCCTGATGTAAAAAATATGTGTTGTATGACACAACTATAATTAACTAATAACCATATACTTATGTCACACAATGTTCCGTTTCGAGCGTTTTCGATGTCAAACTTTAGGCTTGATTTTTTGAGGGGTCAGTTGTTAAAATCTTGTTCAAGGAACAGGGCGGTTAAGTTGATTGTCTTCCTTTAACCTCTCCGGGGCTAGAAAGAAAAAGAGTTCGGATATGGCAAGCATATCCTTCATGATTTTTCAAAAGTTTTGATTTACGCCTATCGGCTATGGAGCCAAACAAAGTTGTGGGCTTGGTTAGAGAAACAACGGGATTAGAAAAGAATTGGTTTAAAAACATTTCTAATTTGGAACACGTTGGTTAGAGAAAGTAGGTTCTGTCTCTTATACACATCTCCGAGCCCACGAGACCG